TATAAGCTCATGCAACTATATGATCCGGCTCTCTCCTTACAGTGCCGAGATAAGGTACACTATGCTCTCGATAACTTTGAATACGACTATAATAAGACGGAGATTATCCGCATGATGAATCAGGACGGCTTCGGGGTATTCAATTGGGACGATCTTCATGCAACAATGAACCGTATTTGCCTTGACAAAGCACTCCAGAAGTAGTATCATAAGGCAATGGGGACAGCAATGAAAATCAACGGTGAGCCAATGAGCTTCTCTAAATATGGGAAGTCATTTCAAGAAAAACTATGCATGGTCATACTTGATGACCGCGCTTTTGCGGATCAGATTGAGGAGGTGTTGGATGTAAACTTTCTGGAGTTGAATTATCTTAAGTGCTTCTTAAATAAAGTATTTGATTACCGTAAGAAGTATGAGGTTCACCCTTCTCGGGATATCATGAAGACTATTCTTAGGTCTGAGCTGGATAATGAGAACGAACTGACTTCAAAGCAGGTGCGAGAGTACTATGTGAGGAGTCAAGTCAATGCTGTGACAGACATAGAATATATTAAGGACACCGCGCTCGACTTCTGTAAAAAGCAGAACCTTAAGTCGGCGATGGTGAAGTCTATAGGACTCCTTCAGAACTCGTCCTTCGACGAGATCTCTCAAGTGATAAATGATTCACTTAAACTAGGGATGGACAACGACGAGGGCTATGATTACAAGAAGGATTTCGAAGAGAGGTTTAAGCCACGCTTCCGCAACCCGGTCAGCACTGGGTGGGAACTTATTGACGATATTTGTAAGGGAGGTTTGGGACAAAAAGAGTTGGGTGTTGTTATTGCCCCTACTGGTGCTGGCAAGTCTATGGCTTTGGTGCACCTGGGCGTTCAAGCATTGCTTGAAGGTAAAACAGTAGTACACTACACCCTAGAATTGCAGGACACCGTTGTGGCATCTCGTTATGACTCGTGCCTGACTAAGATCCCGCTTCAGAATCTGTCCGCATTTAAAGAACAAATTTACGAAGAGGTTCAAGATATTAACGGACGCCTAATTGTTAAAGAATATCCCACTAAGACAGCCAGCACCCAAACTATACGGAATCATTTAGAAAAGCTGCGCATGCGTAGTATAGATATCGATATGATCATCGTAGACTACGGAGATTTACTTCGCCCGGTGCGCTATCTAAAAGAGAAAAGGAACGAACTCGAATCTATTTATGAAGAGCTGCGAGGTATTGCAGCAGAGTATGAGGCGCCAGTGTGGACAGCATCCCAGACGAATCGGTCTGGTCTTAACGCAGAAGTCATTACAATGGAATCCATTTCTGAAGCATTCAACAAATGTTTCATCGCGGATTTTATCTTTACTATTTCACGTACAATTGATGACAAGGTAGCCAACTCGGGCAGACTTTTCGTCGCTAAGAACCGCAACGGACCTGACGGGCTCGTGTTTCCCCTTTTTATGGACACTGCTAATGTATGTATCAAAGTTCTTGAGCCATCAGAAGAAGATGAAGTGGTCGAGGTAAGTGTTAAGAAGCAAAAAGAGAATTTAGTTGAGAAGTATAAGAAGTTTAAAAAGAATAACGGAGGATGAGTATGTACAGCCAGGAACAAGTTAAGGAAGCCACGCTAGAATATTTTAATGGCGACGAGCTAGCAACCAACGTTTTTATGACGAAGTATTGTCTGCGAGATAAGAAGGGGAGCTTTGTAGAGAAGACACCGGACGATATGCATAAGCGTATTGCTAAAGAGTTCGCGCGGATGGAAGATAAGTTCATCACCCGCAAGTCCAATCACCTTACAGAGAGCGAGATCTATTCCTACCTTAAGGACTTTAAATACATCGTGCCGCAAGGCTCGCCGATGATGGGAATAGGAAATGATTATGTTAATGTATCTTTATCAAACTGTGTGGTTGTCGATAGTCCAGAGGATAGTGTTTCGTCCATTGTGGATGCTGGCAAAGACCTTGCTAACTTGTTTAAACGTCGCTGTGGTGTTGGGCTTGATATTTCTTCTCTGCGTCCCGAGGATGCTGTCGTTAACAACTCTGCTCGGACTACTACTGGGGCTTGGAGTTTTGCTGATTTCTATTCATACGTATGTAGGATGATTGGACAGAACGGGAGGCGAGGTGCTTTGATGATCTCAATGGATATCCGCCATCCAGATATTGAAAAGTTCGTAACCATGAAACACGATCTTACCAAAGTCACTGGAGCCAATGTGTCGGTTAAGATTAGCGACAGCTTTATGGAAGCTGTTGAGAGTGGAGACACATTTGAGCTACAGTTTCCGGTGGACACAGACACTCCCGAATATGTAAACCACATAGATGCTCGTACTTTGTGGGCAACTATAGTAGAGTCGGCTACTGCCACAGCGGAGCCGGGGCTCCTGATGTGGGATAATATTACCCGTAACCTCCCCGCTCATGAATATGCAGCCTTTCGGACCGTCACTACTAACCCGTGCGGAGAGATCCCACTTTCAGCCTATGATTCCTGTAGATTAATTTCTCTCAATTTGAAAAGTCTCGTGAAAAATTCTTTTGAAAAAAATGCAGACTTTGACTTTTCTAAGCTTAAGCAAATCGCGTCGATTGGGATGCGCCTGTCCGATGACCTCGTGGAACTAGAACTAGAGAAGCTAGAAAATATTCGACAGGTGGCTGACACCGATGACGAAAGAAGCTTATGGAGCAAGCTATATGATGCCGCTAGGCTCGGTCGTCGTACTGGTCTAGGCACTCACGGTCTGGCGGACGCCCTGGCATGTTTAAATTTGGCTTATGATAGTGACGAAGCACTTATAATCATTGAGAAAATCTATCGTACCTTAAGGGACGCCGCGTATGAAGAGAGTGTCTATCTGGCGCAGGAACGGGGCGTTTTCCCAGCCTTTGACTGGAGCGTAGAGGAAAGCAATGAGTTTATACAGAGATTACCCGAGAAGCTTAAGAAACTGATTGCGCAGCATGGACGTAGAAACATTTCCATTTTAACAAATGCCCCAACGGGGTCTGTTTCCATTATGTCACAGACATCCTCCGGATTAGAGCCCGTATTTAGAAACTCCTACATTCGCCGCCGCAAGCTATCGCATGACGAGCAGGATGTAGAAGCTGACCATATTGATGACCTAGGGGACCGGTGGCTCGAATATCAAGTATTTCACCACAACGCTCAAGCGTGGCTCGATGCGCATCCTTTCAAAGACCCCGGTGGCCTCCCGGGCTTCTTCGTCGAGTCTGATACTATAGACTGGCAAAAGAGGGTTGCAGTCCAGTCTGTTATCCAACAAAGTATCGATCATAGCATCAGCTCTACCATCAACCTACCCAAGGGCACTGATCCCGCACTAGTCGGGGAACTATATATGGAAGGGTGGCGCCAGGGACTTAAGGGAATTACAGTTTATGTTGAAGGCTCCCGATCGGGCGTCCTGGTAAGTGATACTCCCACAGATAAGGAATTTCCGCAAAATACAGCACCGAAGCGCCCTAGGGAGTTGCCCTGTAACATTCACCACACCACCATCCAAGGCGAAAAATGGGTTGTCATGGTGGGACTAATGGAGGATCGCCCATATGAGGTTATGGGAGGACTAGCTCAATATATTGAAATCCCGCGTGACAAAGCGCAGGGAACCCTAATTAAGCACCCTCGAAAAACCATGAATTCTATTTATGATTTGCATATTGGCACAAACGGCGACACAGTTATAGTAAAGGACCTGGTAAAGGTTTTTGATAACCCCAATCAGAGCGGCTTTACTCGCATGATCTCACTAGGTCTGCGACACGGCGCCAATATTCAGTATGTGGTGGAACAACTACAGAAGGATCGAGACTCTGATATGTTTAGCTTTGCTAAATGTATTGCTCGGATCTTAAAGAACTATATTCCAGATGGGCAGACAGCCACAGAAAAGACTTGTGGCGAATGTCAGACCGAAGGGTTGGTATATGTGGAAGGTTGCGTGACTTGCAAAAACTGCGGTTTCGCAAAATGCGGCTAGTTAGTAATATGATACAACTTACCCCCACTGCAGTCACGGAGTTAATTAAGGCTTTAGAGCCCACGGAGGTCGTACGAATTGCTGTCAAGGGCGGCGGATGCTCTGGTATGTCCTACAGCCTCAGCGTCGAAACCGACTTCGACGAGGATGACATTTTGTTGGAGATAGCGGGAGTTAAGGTTTATATTGATCCCTACAGTGCCGATATTTTGAAATCCACAACAGTGGATTATGTCATGAGTCTTCAGCAACAGGGGTTTGTATTTAATAATCCGAGCGCCAACACCACATGCGGATGTGGATCATCATTTAGTTAGGAGAATAAATGAGACTTACACCAGTAAACAATTACCTCACGGTACGAACCGTCGAGGAAAGCGAGATAGAAGATAGCGGCATCCTGCTACCCCAGGATTACCGTGCAGTGGAGAGCCCATTTGCGGTGGTTGAAGTAGTCAACTGCTCAGGCGAGAACGGAACCCTATGGGGCACCGGATTGCAGCTTGTTGTGGAAGCACACATGCTCCGCGACATCCAACACAACGGCGAGACCTTCACGGTTATCAAGGAAAACCACGTAATCGGCATTTTAACGGATAGTTAAACTATTTATAAGTGATGAAACTTATAATGGAAAACTGGCGCGATGCTGTCGCTGAAGACGCAGCCCATACCACGTACCTTCAAAACAGAGCAGTCCTCCTCTCGGACCCCCAGTATGTTACTGAAGTCTTGGGAGTTCAAATACCTCTTACCGAGGCTTACCCGTGGTCCCCCACACTAACAGAACAGATTATTCAAGAGCAACTGCTGTTTGAAGCCTTCTGGGATCCTGTTGTTGCCTGGGGAAAGGCAAAAGCTGGCGATGCCGCCGACAAGGTCAAGGAGATGGCTCAGTCGGCTGCCGCGTGGGGGAAAGACTTTGCCAATACAATGCTAATGATTTATAAAGCCATCGCCGGCGGCAAGCTGCGTACCTATATGAAGGGACTTATGAGAACTGCTATTAACCCCGTAAAAAATCTTCTGTTTGGGTTTTTGGATCTCCTTATCAATAAGGGACCTGAGTGGGGGATGCCGACTTTTGCGAAGTGGGCAGAGAAAACGAAGCAGCTAATAGAATCTGGAATTGCCGGGCTAGCCAACCTTGATGGGTGGAAAAAGGCTCTTGGGCTTACCACCCTGGCTCTTGGGCTTGCGTGGGTAAAAAATCAGATCGGCGAACAGGTAGAAGGCATTATAAAAGTTGTAAAAGAGAAATTAGGATTTGTATATGATATCGCAGCTGGGGCGTGGAGTGGTGCACAAGAGACGGGCACTGAAGTTGATCCCCGCGTAAGCGGCGCCGCCCGCGGCGTCGTTAGTGCCGGCGCATCCGCAGTCATTGAGCAAGTAAAAGAGGCGATCACCAAGCTAGTACAGGAAAAGGTTAAAGGAGCTATCGAGGGGATCTTAGGAAAAGCATTGTCCGCGGCATCTGCTGCCTATGGAAACGTTACTGAATGGGTTAATCAAGTTAAGAAGATCTTCGGCGGAATGGACTTTGTTAAAAAGGCACTAGCTTCTGTGCTCAGCTTCTTTGCTGCCCGCGGCGGAATGAACGAAAACATTTTAATAGAACAAAACCCTTGACCTAACCAATCACCGGTGCTATACTAGCACTATGATGAAACTGCCTCCTCTTGAATACACCTTCGACAACGTAGTCCTTGGGTGGCGAGAGGAGGCAGTTTCGTTTGCGCGAGAGCACGGCTATCATTTGATTGTGAATAGCGAACAGCGCCCATTCCATCATTTCGTGGGATACCAAGACATTAAAAGCAAATGGTACGAGGGCATCTTTGATCTCGGCATGAGATCGTTGTTGCCTATTCCTTTTGACGTTCAGACAGTTGGACTAAATGAGGAGGGTAGACTTAAGGTGGTTACACAAGGGAACACCAAGGTGATGATCAACTTTAAAAGGCTGCATATCTTTGACTTAGATAACTGTGGTAATCTGGGGGTTGATGAAGTTATAAAGGACTATTTGGTGCACGATATGTTCGATATCACCGCTGGGTCACGTTTGGGGCGAGACATCATCCTTAAACCCAAGGATGCTTTCGTTAAGTTGGTGGAATTTGTTCCATCAAATCGCATAGATAGAAATACGACCGGGGACTTTAAGGATATTATCACCACCAGTGTGATAACCCAGGAGGATATAAAGAGTTTCGATTGTTCGGAGACAGTAGTTCGTATCTTTGTGCAGCGTAAATTGAAGGAGCATGAGATTAAGCAGCCCGATGGACGTAATTTAAAGATTCGCCATTCGTTTCGTCATCGGGTGAAGAATACTTTTCATTTTAAGCCGCTGGACGATATAGACCAGAGAATCGTCCTGCATGAGTAAACTGACGATGCCGGCTATCGTCCCGGTTGCCGGCATGAACACAGAGTTTGGGATGGAGTGGGACGCATCTTTAATCCCCGTAGGTCTAAATTATACTGCCTTGGAGGCGACCGTATATGAGTGTCTGCATGCTGGGTGTAGTTCGATATGGATTGTGGCCAATGATGATATAGCGCCGCTAGTACGTCATCGACTAGGGGATGTGGCGACGGACATAGACAGCATTCTCCGCGGAACCTTTGTTAAGTTTGGACAAACTAAACACATAGAAGTTCCAATTTATTATGTCCCCATTCATCCTAAGCATCGTGATAAAGTAGACAATTATGCGTGGTCAGTCATATACGGCGCCAATGTTTCCTATTGGATTCACACCAAGTTTTCTCGGTGGTCTCGCCCTGATCAATACTATATATCATTTCCAATGGGCATGATGGATCCAAAAGAAGTATTAGAGCATCGTTCCTTATTACGTAAGAATGCACCGTTTTATTTCTCACATGAGGGAAAAACTGTAAAGGATGGTTTGCCGCTGAGCTTTGTTTTAGAGCCAGAAGAGTGGCGAAGAGCCAAGCATGTAATAACAACAAATGCCTCTGTGTGGAAGGCACCCGATGAAGGGATGCCTACCGAGAAGCTCCCTCCCGAGGAACAGCTCGTCTCTTTGGGCTATGGACTAGATGACGTCTTTGGCGACGGACCGGAGGGCACCACACAAGAAATGAAAAGTTTTTATGACTTGACAACATGGTCAGGATATGGTAAATTTATATCATCGGAACTTGGTAAGAGAACTAAGCGTCCGAACACTAACACAATGTATAGGGGAAGAAGTAAATGACAGACAAGAAGATTCCTTTCGTAGGGCTCCACGCACACAGCGTAGCAGGCTCTATTTTTGATGCCATCGGATATCCGAATGAGCATATGGATTTTTGCTACGAGAACGGAGGCGAGGCACTCGCCCTCACAGACCACGGGAACATGAATGGGTTCTCACACCAGTTTTTACACTGGCAAAAGATGCAAGCCGAAGGAAAGGACTTTAAGCCTATCTTTGGTGTTGAGGCATACTTCTTGCCTTCTATTGACGAGTGGCGGGATGACTATGAGCGTATTAAGGAAGATAAGAAGCTCGCGAAGTCACTTGCGAAGCAGGGCGATACCTCCGGCGCAACCGTTGAGGATGAAGACGCCTCTAAGAAGGCTATCAAGTCTGTCATCAATCGACGGCGCCATCTAGTCCTCCTAGCTCAAAACCAGACCGGTCTTAACAACCTGTTCAAATTGATCTCGGCTTCATACAAGGAGGAGAACTTCTATCGATACCCGCGCGTAGACTACAAGATGCTCGCAGAGCACTCTGAGGGAGTCATAGCTGCGTCCGCCTGCTTGGGAGGACCCTACGCCGGGAACTACTGGGAGAATCGCGACGAGGGACCAGAGGCTGTGAGAGAAGCGATGAGGGAAACGACCCGCCGCTTCGTCGAGGTCTTCGGCGATCGTTGGTATGGCGAACTCCAATGGAACAATATCCCAGAACAACACGAACTCAATCAGTATATCATTGAGGTGTGCCAAGAGTTTGATGTTACACTAATTTCAACAGCGGACAGTCACTACCCCAACCGCGAAGCCTGGAAGGATCGAGAGTTGTATAAGCGTCTCGGCTGGCTAGGAAAGGGAACTCCGGCATGGGCCGAAGACAACACTGAACTCCCGGCTGGAGTCGAAGAGATTGGGTACGAACTATATCCTAAGAATGGCAACCAGATGTGGGACGCCTATAAGTATTATTCAAAGGTCGGCGGTCATGAGTATGACGATGAGCTCGTGATGAATTCAATTACAGAGACTCACAACATTGCCTTCAATCGGATTGAGGACTTTGTTCCAGATACGACAGTTAAGCTGCCAGACTTTGTGGTACCCGCTGGGTTTACTGATGCGGAGGCTTTGGTAAACTATGCTCTAGAGGGCTTGCGCCAACGGGGACTTCACGAGAGTGAGGAGTATACCGATAGGCTGCAGATGGAGTTGGATGTTATCGAAGATCGAGGGTTTAGTAAATACTTCCTCACAATGAAGGCAATATCGGACAAAGCAAATGCGGTCCAATTGACTGGTCCCGGTCGTGGCTCAGCAGCGGGCTCTCTGGTAGCCTATGTGCTGGGCATCACCCAGATCGATCCCATTAAATACGGACTTCTCTTCGAGAGGTTCCTGCGTAGGGATGCCACCGACTATCCAGATATTGACTATGATGTTGCGGAGCCGATGGATCTTAAGGAAATGCTTATGGAGGATTGGGGGAAGAACTCGGTCATCCCAATCTCCAACTGGAATACACTACAGTTAAAGTCTTTGATTAAGGATATTTCAAAGTTCTATGGTGTGGAGTTCGGAGAAGTTAATAAAGTAACCTCGACGATGATTGCCGAGGCAACCCCCGCCGCAAAGATGAAACACGGGATCAAGGCTGGAGTGTATGCTCCAACCTGGCAGGAAGTTATGGAACTCTCTCCCTCCTTACGCGGGTACCTAATAAAGTATCCGCACATCAAGACGCACGTTGAGGCGCTGGTTGGACAGGTCCGTTCCTGCTCCCGACATGCCGGTGGTGTTTTGATTGCCGACGACTTGAACGAGCATATGCCGATCATCAGTTCGGGAGGGGTGCGACAGGCACCGTGGGCAGAAGGGCAGAACGTTCGTCACCTAGAGCCACTCGGGTTTATTAAGTTTGACTTGTTGGGCCTGTCGACACTTCGTATGATTGAGGGAGCAATCCGTCACATTTTGAAGCGACACCTCGACAACCCGGACCCGACGTTCGAGGATGTGAAAGCATTTTACGACGAGCACCTCCATCCGGACAAGATTGATTTTGAGGATCAAGAAGTGTATAAGAATATATTCCAGAAGCAAAACTTCGCCGGTATTTTTCAGTTTACTGAACAGCGGGCACAGGAATTCTGCGCGAACGCAAAGCCGAAGTCCCTGGTTGACATCTCAGCCATCACCTCGATCTATCGCCCAGGTCCACTTTCTGCCAACGTGCACGAGCAATACATTCAAGCTAAGAGTATGCCACACGAGATTGATTATCTCAATGAGCAGGTGAAGGACGTAACTCAAGAGACTTACGGGTTCCTGATCTTCCAAGAGCAGATCGCGCTACTGGCGCACAGGCTCGGCAAAGACCTCACGCTAGACGAAGGCAACATGCTCCGAAAGGTGCTGACTAAGAAAGGCACAGGTAAGGGAGCAAAGCTCAAGAATCAACTCAAGCAGAAGTTCATCAACGGCTGCGTCGAGAAGGGCATTCGCCATGGCGAGTCCGAGGATATGTGGGAGAGGTTTGAATACTTCTCGGGCTACGGCTTCAACAAGTCACACGCTATCTCATACTCGGCAATCTCGTTCCAGTGCGCGTGGCTATACAACTACTACCCGGTAGAGTGGATGGCAGCGTTCCTCGACAAGGAACCAGAGAAGCGCAAGGAGCGAGCAATCAACATCGCGAAGTCAAACGGCTTTGAGATTGTAGAAGCAGACATTAACACATCATCGTTTGTGTGGGAGATCCATCCCACCAACGACAAGATACTGGTGCAGCCCCTAGCTGGACTCAAGGGCTTGGGCGATGCAGCCATTCAGCAGATTGTCGACAACCGCCCGTTCAACAATATTGAGGAGTTCCTGTTCCACGATGACATTGTATACAGCAAGCTAAACAAGAAAGCGCTGGATGTACTGTGCCGTTCCGGCGCGCTGAACAAACTGATGGACGACAGATTCACAGGGCGCAAGCACTTCTGGTCTGCCGTCGCCGTGGAGAGAGTTTACAATCGGAAGAAGTTCAATGAGAACATTGAGAACTACCAAGATGAGGCGGACTTCAGTGTTGCCGAAGAGATTGATAATCTTACGACGCTTACTGGGATCTTTCCAATGCACTTGGTGATGACGCCCGAGGTCCGAAGCCGTCTCGAAGCCAACTACATCCCTCCGGTGTCCGACTACGACCCAGACTTAGGCGTTGTGTGGTTTATTCCACGCGAGATTATTCGAAAAAAGACAAAGAACGGAAAGCCCTATTGGATCGTTGCAGTAATTGATTCAAATTCAGTGTTGACAAAGTTCCGATGTTGGGGTATAGTAGAGGGTAAGGATAGGATTCATTTGAATCGTCCTTATATGGGTAAACTAGATTTCGACCCAGCGTGGGGGTTTTCAACTCGCTCGATTAAAAGAAATCTAAGATTGTTAGGATAGAAAATGATATTACAATATCACATGTTACGAGGAAGTGAATTTCCTCCTGTGCGGGCCAACCCCAGCGATGCTGGTTTAGACTTGCGCTGGACGCCCACAGAAGAATCTGAAAGCACCTTGGCTATAGCCCCAGGCGCCAGTGTACTGGTACCAACTGGCTGTACCTTTGGAATCCCTCATGGATATATGATGGAGATTAAGAATAAGTCAGGAGTTGCCTATAAACGACAACTTTTGGTGGGCGCATGCGTGGTTGATAGCGGCTACGAAGGGGAGGTTTTTGTGAATCTTCATAATCTGGGCAGCGAGACTCAGCATTTAGAGCCCGGCGACAAGGTTGCCCAGGCAGTTGTCGTCCCGGTGGTGCATGCTCGCTTTGTAGCCAGCCAGACTCCCGATATTTATGATTGGTATCCCATTACCATGTCACAACGTGGAAACGGCGCTCTCGGCAGTACCGGGAAATAGGGAGTATACATGATTGAACTACCGAGTCCAAGAAAGCGTACCTTGTATTTGTCCTCCCAAGTAACTCAAAAATCCATGAATGACTTGACTAAAGCGATTGTGGACATTAACGCCGACGATCGTTATCTACACCGCCTCTATCAAGTCCACGATATAGATTATAAGCCTAAGCCCATTCACCTATATATTGATT